TCATTTTCTTCTTACCAAAGGGTTAAGTAATAGAGCTTCCTCTAAATGATTAGGAGCAAAATGAGCATAACGCATAGTCATTTTGATATCAGTGTGTCCTAGGATTTTTTGAAGGACTAAGATGTTGCCGCCGTTCATCATGAAATGGGATGCAAAAGTATGTCTGAGGACGTGGGTCAGCTGCCCGGCCGGTAATTCAATTTCGGCTCTTTCCAGAGCAGACCTAAAAGCGTAATAACACGGGCTAAAAAGCGCGCCATTCTTTTTTGGCAATGTGGCTATGATTTCTGGGGCAAGCGGAATTGTGCGGTTACGCTTGCCTTTCGTTTTTATAAATGTGACCTTCCCGGCACCGATTTGGCTACGCTTCAATTTCTCAGCCTCTCCCCAGCGAGCGCCAGTAGCCAGGCAAATCCTGACAATCATCTCCAAATCTTTAGCAGAACTGTGACGGCTTTCCTCTAAGAGCCTATCAATCTGCTCTCCAGTAAGATAGGCCATCTCACTTTCTTCTGTTCTGAACTGGCGAACGTTCTCTAACGGGTTAGGTGCGTCCCATTCCCCGAGTCGTTTTAATTCATTAAATACAGCGAGGAAATATGCGTGCTCTAGGTTCATGGTGCGCGGCGAAACCTGAGTGATTCGCTTAGTCCTGGCAAAATGACCATCCAGCCTTTTAGCCCTGTAAGTGGTAAAAAGCTGTGCGGTGAACTCTGTAGCCATAGGGGAACCCATACACTCGTCAGCCCAAAGCATGGCGCTTTTACGCTTCTCTCCATCGCGCAGGGTTATCCCATGACGCTCAAACCAAAGATGTATCAAATCTGACAGGCGGCGTTTGTCTTTGCCCTGACCAAGCCAAGGTGCGTCCTCCACTTTCTGGAGGGTGTAATTTTCAAACGCCAGCGCTTCGCCTTTGGTGGCAAATTTTTTGCGAACCCGCTTGCCGCGTTTACCGTTGCTTCTGCCTACAGTGTAAAAGTCAGCAACCCATTGACCATTGTCTAATTTCCTAACTGGCATAAGTTAACCATTAAGAATACGTTGTTTCTGTTGCTGAAATTCTTCTTCAGTCAGTATCCCTTCTTCTTTCATTTCTGCCAGCCGTTCAATTTTTGACATTTGTTCGTCAAAAGAATTAGTGGCTTTAGTTGGTTCTTGTTGTGAATGGGCGGGGGTGTTCAAAGTGTTTCTAGTTTCATTCACTAAGTTGGTGAACGGAATTACTGATCCCTTCATTACATTTTTAATGGTGTAATTTTGGCCACTGGTAGAAATCATAATCTCACCAAACATAAGCCCGGTTTTACCGCCAACACTCACTATATTGTTGAGGTTAATGTCTACTTGCTTAACGCCAAAAATCATACCCTTATCGAGAAAAATTACTCGTTTGTTAGTAAGGGTTATTAGCCATGTGTTGCCATCCATCATTCCGCTGGCAATTGCCACTGGTTGTTCGCCAGAATTTAAAATCTCCGGTAGGTGGAAAAATTCTTTTTTGGTACCAAAAGGGGTATCAGATACCACACTGGCCAAGCGTTTCATCTCTGCTTTCAGCTGATCTTTTGATGCTGTTTTGTAGTCAATCATCTTCAAATCCTTATGATTATTTTATGGTCAAGACAACTCTACCAATGGTTTTTATATCTTCAATTGAGCAGTCAAACGCCATACCAACGCCACTAACTCTTACTTTCTTAACAGGGATGCGGGTAAGGGTTCGAATGCTGGTTTTACCTTCAATTTCAACTAGCCATTCATCGTCATAAACCTCTGTAAAAGAAGTATCAACGATAAACTGATTATTCCCCTCAAGGACACATATTGGGGAATTTGGTAAAGGGGTGCCTGGTAAAAATGAGACTTTATCCAGCATGTACATACCAGCATCGTATAGAAGACCATCAACAATTTTTCGGCGGGGCATTTTCAAAATGTCGAGTTCTTCGTCGTCAAATTTCCTACCTTGTCCTGTAGCAAGCCACTCCAGAGAAGCGCCAGTTTCAGCTACACACCTGACAACCATATCAGCCGGAAAAATCCCCCTCTTGAATCGTGCAGACAGGCTGCTGGAAGCCATATCGAAGTGTTCTGCTAATTGAAGTTTTGAGGTGAATCCATAAGCGTCAACGACCCGATCTAAAACGTCGCTACTGTGTCCTATTTGTTCAAAGGAAAATTTGCTCATTAGCTCGCTCTTTCGATTAAGTCGAAATTGATATTGATTTCTCGATTTAGTCGAAGTAGAGTCTCCGTGTTGTAGGTTAAGTCGAATATTGGTTGATAGCGGTGGATATTGGCGTATCCCCTAACCGGAGAAGTTTGCATTATGCGTCCCAACATTACAATCGTGATCCCAGATCCATACATCCCACTTGATGAATATTGCCGTCGTACGGGTATGTCCAGAAGTACAGCTGAGAACCTGATTTCATACGGAAAATTGCCCATCAAACCCAAAGGCGCGCAAAAAAAAGGTTTGGTTGAGGTCAATATGGCAGCCTTAACCGTTATGGCGTTAAGCGAATGCAATGTTTCGCTTAACGCGTAAATCATCCTACGGATTAGAGCGGGGCTAACAATGTTTGATTATCAGACCTCTAAACATGCTCACTTTGATGCGGCTTGCCGAGTATTTGCCATTGAGCACAATCTGGAAGATGTAGCTGCTGCGGTTGGAATGAGGCCGCAGATCCTGCGCAACAAATTGAATCCAGCACAGCCGCACCGTTTAACCTGTGACGAGCTTTTAGCTATTACGGATTACACCGAAGATGCGCGTTTACTGGATGGGATGCTTGGGCAGATTAACTGCCTTCCATCCGTACCGGTGAACAATGCCACAGAAGGCAACATGCAGTTGTGCGCACTGAGTGCCACCGCCTGTGTGGGCGCAATTGCTGGGGAAGCCGTATCAACTGGTCATATGACCGCCGCCCGCCGTACACAAATTCTGGATCGCGCTCGCGATGCAATCCGTAGCTTATCCGTGCTGGCTTATACCGTTGAAAGCCGTATCCAGTCTGCGCCCGTTCTGGCCGCTGCGGTGGATCTGGTGACGGCTAACGCCACCGGCTTGATGTGAGGGAGCACCATGAAAGCGTTTGTTACATACCTAAAAAAAGAATCACCAGCCATGCAACGGCCAAGTGGCTCAACGGGCTGGATAGAACTGCCGAACGGTCAGCGCTGGAATCCTGGCCACACCTATAAATTCAATGCGCATGAGTCTATTCGAATGAATGGCGGGGGTGTTTTACGTTTCTTGTCTACAAAAGTCCGTCGCCTGGTTGGGGGGATAGGGGGGCGCTATGGCGATTAGCCAGGAACAACAAAAGCGCGGACTGGAACATTTAAAACAGATCCGCCGAAAATACTTCAGTGAAAGCAGCGAGGCCGCTGAATGGTGGGACAACCTGACACCGGAGTGGCGCGGCGTGGTGCTTCATGCTGCTGCTGTTACTTCTGGCACCGGGGCATTTAAAGCCCACTTAAGCAAGTGCTGCTGGCGCGAGCTTTATGAACGCCTGGGCTATCGGGACATGATTCTGCTGCGCCAGGGCATTTCACGGGCGCGGTTAACGTTTGATGGTTTCGGCAGTTTACGTGACAGCGATTTTTCGAAGCGCACTGCGAACCGTCCGATCAAGAAGGTATATCCAATTTATAGCAGTAGCGGGGTGCAGATGGTAATCGCGCCTCATATCGTCCAAAAGTTGCAGCAGCAGGGGAATCACTAATGACCATTATTTCTGTCGAGGGTAAATCGTTGGGGGCAGAGTTGGCTGCGTGGGGAGTCCCGCACAACTACGCCTTAGCATTTGCAGAGAAAAGCACCAGTAAAAATGGTCGCATTGCGTTGCATCCATTCTTCTTTAATGACACTGAGCACATGACTAATCCGCGTCACTGGCTGGCAATCAATGCCGCTTTCTGGTGCTGCGTGTACCGCGAGGCCGAAAGCAAAGAAGCACAGATTGAAGCGCTGGCCGGAGTCCGCGCCATTTTCTACACGGCCGGTGCGTTGGGTGTTGGCGAAATAAAAGCGCTGATCCAGGAGTGGTGGCGGACAACGTACGAGCTGCACCTTATTCCAGCACCGAACCATTCCGCCGTCACTGTACAACCCGCTTTTCACTAATTAACAACCTGAACTTTTTGGCTGCAGCTTATGTGGCCGGGGATTCTTTTGCCTTAAGGAAACCAAAATGCACATTACACGTCAGGATTTACCCGCAACAAAATCAGGCACTGACCTGCTGGCCATGCTCACCAAAGCCACGCAGGAAGGTAAAGCCGCAGCTGCTGACCTGTGTTCCACCCGTCTGGATAAGCTGGCTACCCATGCAGCTAATGAAGGTTTAAGCGCAACGGAAATCGTTGAGTTAATCCGCGAAGAAGCTGCGGCGATTTGCAGCAAAGGCGGTGCAGCATGGAACTGATCAAAAGTGTCAAATTCACAAAAGGGCAGTTAATAGAGGCGGCGCAGGAAGATATTGCTGCTATCAGTGATGCCCTTCAATGCTATATGTCCTGCGCAGCGAATAAGAGTTTACAAAAATCTTTGATTTTAAAAAAAATTGCGCTGGCATCGCTGAACGCTAAGCCTATTGGGGCATTCCACATCCTCGATCAGCAGGTGGGAGCAACTACTGATTACATCAAGGATGGCGAGTGGCCTATTTGTAACGGTGTTATTGAGGTCTATGCCGCCCCGCCAGCGCTACAAGAACGCCGCGAGGCTGAAGCTGAGCAAAGAAAATACGAAATTGGTGAATCTACCATGCGGCGTATATTCGAACCCGCAGGAATTACAGATGTTTCGGATTTACAGATTATTTTTGACCAAGTTGAGAATGTTCTAAATTCTCCGGTAGTGCCGGAAGAAATACCCATGCCTAAAGCATCTGAAATGAGTCCAATTGATGCGGTGGTAGCAATTGCAGAGGTAAGGGGCTGGAACGCCTGCCGCGCCGCCATGCTCAAAGGTGGTGCAAAATGACAATCAAAATCCATGCGGTAAAAATTGCGCCGAAATACCTTGATGCTGTGGTGGCTGGTCAGAAAAAGGCCGAGCTGCGAAAAAACGATCGCGGGTATAAAACCGGTGATGTTCTTTCACTGTGTGAGTGGAAGCACGGGAAATACACCGGGCGTGAGTGGGCGGCGGTTATTACCCATGTTTTGCCGGTGAATGAAATTATCGCTGATAACGAAAACTGGGCGGTTTTGTCCATCCGTTCACTGTCGCCGCTTGAAGTGCTGGAATACATCCTTTCAAACGGTGTCACTGAGGCGTTAGCTGGCGGAGGTCAATATGGCCGTTAAAACTCCGCTTAAATGGGTGGGCAGCAAAGCCCGCCTTATGCCGCAATTACGTCCCCATTTGCCGGAAGGAAAGCGCCTGGTTGAACCGTTTGCAGGTTCCTGCGCCGTCATGATGAATACGGATTATGACGAATATCTGATCGCGGACGTAAATCCTGATCTGGTTAATCTTTACAAGGCGATGGCGTATCACACTGATGCGCTGCTGAATGAACTGGAGATTCTTTTTAACGCTGGTTCGTTAGGCGATGAAGAAAGCCGGGCGGTTTTCTATTATGCGGTGCGTGATGCTTTCAACCAGTCAGGTAAATCCTTTGGTTCGGAATCCGTAGAAGCTGCTGCGCGTTTCCTGTACCTGAACCGGCACTGCTTTAATGGCCTGTGCCGGTACAATCGCCGCGGTCAGTTCAATGTTCCGTTCGGTAAGTACAAAAAGCCTTATTTCCCTGCTGATGAAATCTGCGCCTTTGCTGAAAAAGCAAAGCGCGCAACATTCATTACTGCCCACTATTCAGAAACGCTCGATTTGGTTCGGGACGGGAATGACGTTGTTTACTGCGATCCGCCTTATCTGACTGATAGCGATAATTTCACCGCTTACCATGAGCGTGGTTTTTCGCACATGGATCAGGGGCGGCTGGCGCGTAAGCTGCGGCGCCTGGCTGAACGTGGAGTTCAGGTAGTAGCGTCAAACAGCGATCTGGAAATGGTGCATTACCTTTATGCAGGGTTTGAAGCCTTAAAGGTTAATGCGCCGCGTAGTGTTGGTGCGGCAGCTGCAAGCCCGAAAATGGCGGCAGAACTGATACTTAAATGGCCTTTACCGGCGAATCCTGAGGCCAGCGCATGACGGTGGCAATAAACGAAGATTGTTACGCCGTTGATGCCTGGCGGCGTGAAACCTTCGCGCCAGGTACACCGGCAGACGTGACAATCACGGAGCGCCGCCTGTGGGCTGTAAACCCGCAGGATCATAAATGGCGTGCTCAATACCTGCATGAAATACCCGACTGGTTAGCCGGGTATTTTGGCCGTCGTTACGAAAAGCTTTTTACTGGCCCTGACGGGCGTCGCCGTGCCAATACATTCCTGCGTCAGACTATTGGAGGGAATGTATTGCCACGTCTGCGCAAAGTGGCTGCTCGTTATAAGCTGGCCGCTGATGCAATAGACCTTCCTTTTGGCAAGTCGCTGGAACGCCTGCCGTCACTTGACCGCCCGGAACTTAAAAAACTGGCTGGCCAGATATCTGGCTGGATCTCCCAGTCGCTGTATGACTTCACCGAACGGTTTGATTCCGGCACTGACGACCCTAAAGAGCTGCACCGCCGAACGATGGAGTCTTATCGCTATCTTTGTGCGTGCAGTCTGATGCTGAATAATCAGCCGCCATACTGGGCAGAACATGAAGCCAATGCCGGGCAACTGGAAACACGTAAGGCTGAATCCGGCATTCTTCGCATGATGGCACCTGAATGGTGGTATCTGCGCCTGAAGCGAGCGCGTGACGTACAGCGTGAGCATATGGCCATAGCCGTGGGGCAGGTGCAGAAAGCGGCCAGCGCTTATGTATCCCGTAAAACCATGGGGGAATGGATAGAACAGAAAAAGCGCAACGCTGAGTTTTTTAAGAAATTCGACTTGATAAATGAGCAAGGGGATCGCGTAGCGCTGGCAGATATGGTTCATGGCAGTGTGGCCAACCCAGCGATCCGGCGCTGTGAATTGATGGTACGTATGCGGGGTTTTGAGGACATTGCTAATGACGAAGGCCTGGCCGGTGAGTTTTACACTATCACCGCCCCATCACGTTTTCATTCGGTACACAGCAAGGGCGGATTTGTTTCGCGGTGGGATGGAAATACGCCGCAGGATACCCAGCGCTATTTATGCGGTGTATGGGCAAAAGCCCGCGCAGCGATCTCGCGTGCGGGCATCCATGTCTTTGGGTTTAGGGTTGTTGAGCCGCACCACGATGGGACTCCGCACTGGCATATGTTGTTGTTCATGCGCCCCCAGGACGTTGACACTGTTCGCGACATTCTTTGCTATCACGCCCGTATAGAGGATTCAGAAGAGCTACAAACACCCAGCGCGCTAAAGGCGCGTTTTCACGTTGAGCCGATCGATCCCGAAAAAGGGTCAGCCACCGGCTATATCGCAAAATACATCTCCAAAAACATCGACGGCTTTGCACTTGATGGTGAAGCCGATGAGGAAACCGGAGAAAACCTGCGCGATATGGCCAAAGCTGTTTCGGCATGGGCATCACGCTGGCGTATTCGCCAGTTTCAGCAGATCGGTGGTGCGCCGGTGACGGTGTGGCGTGAGCTGCGCCGCCTGCCGGGTGATGAACAGCTTTTGCCGACTGAAGATATGGATAACGTACGTTTTGCGGCTGATGTGGGCGACTGGCGGGCTTATACCGAGTGCCAGGGCGGTGCATTCGTGATGCGTAAGGATTTGACTGTGCGCCTGGCGTATGAGGTGACTGAACAGGGTAACGAGTACGCAGAAGACGTGCAGCGCGTACAGGGTGTTTATTCTCCTTTGGTTCCTGATTCAGAAGTTTGCACCCGTCTGGTTAAGTGGCAAAAGGTTGCGAAGTTGGCCGAAGCGCCAGCGGAGGCGGGTTTTTCTGGCGGCAACGCCGCCCCTTGGAGTTCTGTCAATAACTGTACGGAGGGTGGAACCCGCAGACGGTTAAAACTGGAATTAAGAAGCCGGGGGTTCGATGGTTCTGATGAAGAAATAGACATACTGAAACGAGGGGGAGGGCTTCGTTTCGGTCAGTCAGCACTCATTTACCGGAACGGACGACTACAGGAGAAGCAAAACGAGCCAATGCAGGAGCTTTGGCCGGGATGGTTATGACGCTGTAACTCTGTGAAACATATCTATTTGTCACCTGGTTAACAGAAAAATATGTTTCACAATTAGTGCTTAAAGGTGTACTGTATGTTTATACAGTTATTGTTTGTATGGGAGGGTAAATGGATATTCTGGAGGCGTCGGCACAGCTGGAACGCATTGAGTTGTTGGCCAAGATTGCCCATATTTACGAAAGTAACCAAAGAGAGAAAACGATAGCTTTGTATTGGATTGGAGAGATTGCAGGAGAAATGCGGGAAAAGGTTAGTAAGACGATGAAAAGCCCCCAAAAAGGGGGATTATCAGGCGGCGGGAGTCGCTTTCAGTAGGTCTAATGCCATCTGACGCTGATCGGGTGAAAGGGCATTCAGTATTTTTTGTACCATAGCATCACCTGTTTTAGCGCTTGGGCTGAGAGTGTGGGAGAACGTCAGATTCATGACAAACGTGTGGCCACACTCAACATCTGAACAGGCGCAGTAAATATCGGCAATCTGCCGGTGTTTCCGGTTCGTTTTACGAATAACAGCTTTTGAGCCGCATTCCGGGCATTCGATTTTCAGAACTCGCATATTCCATGCTCCAGCTGTTAAATGATGCCTGGATTTTAGCCTTTTTTGCCTCATACCGCACCCTTATCCGTTGATTCTGTGTAACTTAAATCAAAGTTCAGGTGCAGGTTTTCCGGTATTTCTGGATCATTGTTTACGGCCATCATAAACCGGCGCTGAACAGGAGCGACTTCGCTTTTTTTATAAATCCGTTCGGCCTTTTCTACGTCACCCAGCCCGGCAGTATTTTGCGGGACAATGCCGGCAAGCCCGGCAGGAAAACGGTGCGCGTTCAGAATATCCTGGGCGCTGATATTTTTGATGTTGGCAAATTCATCCTTAGCGGAAATATCCCCCATTTCAATGAATTTGATGGCGTCACCGTCTCCACCGGGAATGTTTACCAGGATGGTGGAGAAGTTGCCGATCCCTTTGCTGTCACGCAGCTGCTGTTCAATTTCCTCTTCCATTTCATCCGTCATGCTGGGATCGCGCGTGTAGAGAATGCCGCCAGTGTGGGCGCCATTGTGGTAGTAACGGCGACGGAAAATGACCGCTTCACTGTTGAGTAATGCAGAATGTACGCCGCCGATGTAGTCCGGCAGTCCGTAAATATGCTGTTGCGGATCATACATTTTGATGAAGATAATATCTTCTTCAGGCCATATCTGCGGTTCGCCTTCCTGTAACACCACGTAATCACCAGGTTGATCAGTTGCGTTGTTCCTGTCTTTCCTGCGTCGGATATAGAGGCCGGGTAAGGGTTCCAGTCCGATCACATCTCCCCATCCGTTACGAATTTTTCCAAGCGCAATATCCCCAAATGTGATGTAGTCAAAAGCTGCGGCTTCCAGTTGGTCGTAAGTCAGGCCGCCAGACAGATAATCAGACACAATCATGTTTTTACGGGCGTGGATGATACCGCCATGTTGACCGTTAAGGTTAATCAGTTGTGCCAGTGCCAGCCGGTCAATTGGCTGAGTAAAATGATCGGCGGCATTGTCGTACCAGATATCCCGGTAGTCGGTGCCAGTGGTCAGAACCGGTTCCGGTTTGCCGAACGTAATGATGCTCATTTTTTTTGACTTATCGCCGCGCTGGTCGCGCTTAACGAAGTGTTTCTTTTTACTCATGCTGCCTTGTTCCTTAAATTCCAGCGTGATTTAGGTTTATTTTCATAGTTCAGAGGTTCGTTATGCAGGGCGTGGGTTATCGCCCAGAACGCTTCGGCGTGTCCTGTGTCCTGGCTGCGGTCTGCAACAAAGGTCATGGCGTTACCGCTTTGCGTGGTTGTGCGGCGTACGGACATAAAGCTGGCCGGGATCTCTTTCAGGTTTTTGTCCCATTCAATTCGCTGACTTTCGACCACGTCAGCCGCCTTCAGTACCAGCTGATTTTTTGTGTTCAGGTCGTAACGAATGGCGACGGCCACACGCATGGCAAAATGCTGAATGTTGTCAAAAACGCCCTGGCCAATACCGGTAACGTCCACGCCCAGATAGGTGAAGTTGTATTTTTTAAACAGCTGCTCGATCTGCTTTGCCTGGTACCGGAAGTTCATTCCTTTCCAGTAAATCACCTTCAGAACGCGGAATTTCTCCACGGCGAACATCGGCGGCGCCACAATCACAAAACAGGACAAATCCCCGCTGCGAGCCGGATCAAAGCCGCCCCATACTGGCCTGTCACCAAATGGCCGGGCGGCGTCCGGGTTATGATCCTGCCAGGTATCCACTTCCACGCCGCAGGCTTCCAGGTCGGAAAAGCTGAAAACGGAATCTTTACTGTCCACGAACACGCACATATAGAGCATGTTGAAAGTGGCTGTGTTGTAGCGGTTGCGCAGCTTCTCGATGTTGGCCAGATTGAAGCCGCCCGCAATAGCATCCTCCATAGTAATGACGTAGCGCCACTGGCCATCCGGACAAACCCGCCCGCCGTCGCGCAATTCATCAAAGGTCGGAAACTTAATGGCAGTACGTTTTTTACTGCCCTGTTTCCATTCATCGCCTGTCCAGAACGGGTACGCCTGGTGAGTTTTAGCTGACGGTGTTGAAAAGTAGGTGGTACGCCACTTGTCATGTGTGGCCATTGCACTGGCCACTTCATTAAGTTTTGTGAAATTTGGAACCCAGAAATATTCATCACAGTACAGGTGGCCGCTGTAGGACTGGGCGGTGTTCTTGTTGGTGGACAGGAAGCGCAGCTCCGCGCCGTTGGACAAGCGGATGGGGTTGCCGGTCAGCGTGATCCCGAAATACTGTTCAGCAATATTTACGATGTAAGACCGGAAGTATTCCGCCTGGACTTTGGAGGCAGACAGGAAGATTTGCGGATCGCCTGTCATGACCGCGTTTTCAAAGGCTTCAAATGCAAAATACCAGGTCGCACCTATCTGGCGGCTTTTGAGGATGTTTCTGACCAGCTGGCCAATATTCCGGCGCAGGTGTTTCTGGTATTCAAACAGGTGTTCATCAGCCCAGGCGTCAAAATCCTCCTGCGTCAGCGAGGAAATATCGTTTTTCTTGTATTTCCGTTTGCGGCGGGGTTCGTCATAATTGCTGTCCCGCGCATCTGCCTGCCCGGAGTTCTGACCGCTGGCCATCTTTTCTTTATGCTTATTGCTTTGCGCACGCAGTTTTGTGGCGTGAGCAATGAGCATGTCCATTTCTTTCAGGTCGAGATCGGTTTTGTTATCCCGGCTGGCCAGTAGCTGGTAGCGGCGTTCGATAGCCTCTTCAGTACTTTCAAAACTGAGCAAATCAGCCCAGCTGTATTTTTCAGCCCAGTAGTAAACGATCCGCGCATTCGGCAGATTTAATTCAGATGCAATTTCTTTTGGCGTATAGCGGCGCAGATAAAGTGCGCGGACAACGCCTTTTAATTCTTCAGAGTATTTAGCCATGCGGTAATTATGCCGTGGCTGTAATAAAAAAACGGTGGTGATAATTCGTCTGTATTCGGTAAAGCGTTATATCCGAACTGTTCAGAATAAAACGTAATGCAGCAATGATTTTATTTGGCAATAATTGATTTGCAGCGTCAGGGAGTGGAACAGGGGGGATATGTCACATTTAAAAACTGACTGGCTGTGTGTTGCTACTGAAGGGGATACCGTTGACGGACGGATTATTGAACGCCAGTGGATTATCGATATGGGGGAAACCTATGACTATAACCACTATGTCGCTTTAATCTGGCCAGAGCATGAGGACGATTACGGTAATTTTGGCGAAGTTCTGGAGGCCACCTGGAATGATGGTGAAGATGGACTGGCGCGGTTGTATGTCAGTTTATGCCCGAATATACGTCTGATTTTTGCCAATCATGAAGATCAGCTTTTGTTCTTCTCCATTGAGCCGGAAGAAAACTGGCGTGGTAGCGGACGGACTTACCTGAAAGGACTGGCAGTAACAGACACGCCCGCCAGTGTTGGCACCACACGGCTGCGCTTTAGCAGTCGGCGCAAAAAATTATCTAAGCAGGGTTATTACGGCTGTGTAATTTCCCGTGATGGAAAAATAAAACAGGAAGAAAGAATGAAGAACTGGCAAAAATTGTTTGGTATTAAACCGAAGTTTGAAGATGAAACGCCGCCAGATGATACCGCGCAGGGTGATGATAAGTTACAGGCACTGGCAAACGCGGTAAACGAACTGGAAGGCCGTGTGGCCAAAATTGAAAATCAACTGAATGATGTTCAGGGTGATGTGGATACTATTGCGGAAGTGGTGGATACAGAAGAATTTGCCGCCATTCGTGATAATGCAAAAGATATCGTTAAGCGTTTTAACGATTTGGGAAATAAATCAGTCCGTACACCAGACCGTAAAATTTCAGAGAAAGCTGGAAAGTTTAATTTCCTGTAATTCACTTTAGCGCTGATTAGTTTCAAATATTTTTATTATCGCTTAATCGCGAGGGAGTTTTATGCACCTTAATAACCGTGCGCGGGAATTACTGGACGGATATTCGGCGGGCATGGCGCAGCAGTTTGGGGCGCGTGATGCCAGCCGTTATTTTTCCCTGAATAACCCGCAGGAAAATGCGCTGCGTCTTGCGCTGCTGGAGTCCGTCGAATTCCTGGACATGCTTACCTGTCTGGATGTTGATCAGCTGAGTGGCCAGGTGATTTCCGTTGGTTCCTCCGTATTACACACAGGACGTAGTGAAAGTGGCCGTTTTATTCGCCAGGTTGGTGTGGACGGAAACGACTATTCACTGGTTGAAACAGACAGCTGCGCCGCGTTGCGCTGGGATCTGCTTTCGGTCTGGGCAAACGCCGGTAAGGATGAAAACGAGTTTTACAACCTTGTCCAGGCATTTACCACGCAGGCTTTTGCACTGGACATGTTGCGTATCGGCTTTAACGGTAAGAGCCGCGCAAAAACCACTGATCCCGAAGCTAACCCGAACGGTGAAGATGTGAATATCGGCTGGCATGAGCGCATGAAAACGCTGCTGGGCGGCAATCAGATTATGACCGATCCGGTGGTGCTGGATGCAGCCGGGGATTACAAATCACTGGATGCAATGGCGTCAGACCTGATTAACGCCAAAATTCCGGCGCAGTTCCGCAATGACCCGCGTCTGGTGGTTCTGGTGGGGGCTGATCTGGTTGCTGCTGAACAGTATCGCCTGTATCAGGCCGCAGACCGTCCGACTGAAAAAATCGCAGCGCAGTTGCTGGGGAATACCATTGCTGGCCGTCCGGCCATTATCCCGCCTTTTATGCCGGGAAAACGCATGGTGGTGACGCCGCTGAAAAATCTGCACATCTATACCCAGCGCAATACCCGTATGCGTAAGGCGGAGTTTGTGGAAGACCGTAAGCAGTTCGAAAACAAATACCTGCGCAATGAAGGATATGCGGTGGAAGTGCCGGAACTGTATGCGGCTATTGATGAATCCGCCGTAACTATCGGCAAGGTTTCCGAACCAGCGGAGGGCTGATAAATGGCACTTTCTCCCGCGCAGCGTCACAGCCAGCGCATTGCGATGGAACAAAAGCTGAAGCGAAGCCAGGCGCTGGAAACCACGGAAAGTATGCACCTTCTGGTCAAAGCGCTGGAAACGGATGTGGGACACGTACGCAGCCTGCCGACAATCGCGGATCGCATTGAGTTTAAAAGGGATGTGTTGCTGCCGCGCTGGGTACCGACTGTTGAAGCGTATCTGGAAAGCAAGCAGGTGTACGCCAATCCGGTATTTGCCTGGTGTGTTATCTGGCTGTTTGACGTGGGCGAGCTGGATCAGGCGCTGGAATGGGCTGATATCGCAATCAGTCAGCAACAGGCCACACCGGATCAGTTACGCAGCAATTTTCCCACGTTTGTGGCCGATACGATGCTGGCATGGGCGCAGGAAAGCGCCGGGCGCGGAGAAAGTATTGAGCCGTATTTCTCCCGTACGTTTGAACGTGTGGCAGGGGTATGGCGACTGCATGAGCAGGTAACAGCCAAGTGGTACAAATTTGCGGGGCTGGAGCTGCTGCGCAATGAGGATGGCCAGCAAACTGCTGCGGGTGTGGATGATATTGAAACGCTGGAAAAAGCCGATCATTTGCTGGCCATCGCAGAAAAACACTATTCAAAAATTGGCGTCAGAACAGCGCGGCAGACCATTGCCGCCCGTGTCCGAAAACTGACGCAGGGGTAAAGACTACCGTACGCCAGGCGGACGCGGTGGAGGGCAAAACACCTTGTGTGTCATTGCGCCGTGGAAACCGGTCAGTCCGCCTTTTTCGGGGGATTTATGTTTAGTGGAAAACCGCTGGATTATCAGGACGAACCGCTGGCCAATAACGGTTTCTGGCCGGATCTGAACCTGAAGGATTTTCAGGCGCAGCGGTCACTACCGCCAGATATTGACGCTGATACCATCAGCCAGGCGCTGCTTGCCGCTGTCGCGGAGGTGAATGCCGAGCTGGAAAACGTGGAGGCCAGCTGGAAAGCGAAAGGCCATACGCTGGCGGCAGATGTGCCGGGTGTAAAGATGGGCGGACTTAACAGCCTGTGCGCCCAGTACATGAAAGCCGTTTTTGCCAGGGCAAAAGCGGATCTGTTGGGTGAGTTCGCCACTATCGGACGGCGTGATACCCATCCGGGGCAGGAAAGCCAGGAGACACGGGCCGGGTTACTGGCTGAGGCGTCCGTGGTGATCCGTCGCATGAAGGGGCTTAAACGGGCAACGGTGAAAAAAGTATGAGCCAGACGCAGATCCAAAGCCTGACCGCTTTTTTTCAGGAGAACGTTCCTCCGCGGGCGATGCAGTCATTTGACAGCGTACTGGATGAAATGAAGTTCATCCCCGCCGCGAAGGATTACGGACTGGGGCAATATCGCCAGGCGGTTATTCGGTATGACGCAGTTCTGAGCTGGGCGCGTTTTCCCTATCGCCTGTGTCCGCCGCAGTTGCTTATGTCCTTACTGGCGGCGTGGCTGGACGATGCAGACAGAGACCTGCTGGATGAAGTAGGGCTGAGTGAAGCCGAACCTGACTGGGATGTGTCAGTGGAAGATGAGGAAACCGCCACTGTGGTGCTGACCGTTCCGATGGTGGAAGAACTGGTGATCAGGCAGGACGAAAACGGGGCTATTCCGTGGCGTGGTGAGCGCTGGTCACTGGCAGAGCCTGAAATCTGGACGGCGTTAACTGCCAGCATTTTTAGTGTGGATGAAACCGGGGCGCCGGTGAGCGGGGAAATATGATAGCCGGTGGCGAGCTGAATAAAAAACAGCTGACTGAATTACGTAAGGCGCTGGCCAGTATGGAGTTGCCACCGCAGAAGCGCCAGCGGCTGATCTGGCGTCTGGCGAAATATGGCGTAATTGCTGCGGCAAAAAGACATGTTCGTAACCAGGAATCCCCGGACGGCCAGAAATGGCCGGGACGTAAGACAAAACGCAAAGGGAAGATGCTGCGTAACCTGCCAAAGCTGCTTCATATCCGTGAAATGCCTGAGATTCAGGCCGTACGGATCTATTTGCAGGGCGGCGGGTACCGGAACGGGGAAACGCCGGTTCCGGCAGGAACCGTAGGTTATGCGCAACAAAACGGAATGCGGGTAAAGGTCAGCCGCAGCAGTCAGCCACGTAAGGCGGACGCCGGAAAAATGGCGACACCTGCCCAGGCTAAAAAACTGCGTGCGCTGGGGTATCGGGTGAGAACCGGAAAACGCTGGAAAAAGCCCACGCTGGGCGATATCACGCGGACGATGCCATACAGCCAGGCCGGATTACTGATTCGAAAGCTGAGTGGTAAAGCAGTGAAAACCAGCTGGACTGTGGATCTTCCTGCCCGCGTATTTCTGGGCATGAATGACGATGAATTTGATAAAGCGCTGGCGCGTCAGCTTCAGGCTATAGGCTTTGGCTGGAATGTAAAGGCGCAGGATATTAAGGGGAAAACATGACCTGGCCAACCGTGAACGTTAACCAGGTAAACCAGTTACTGGGTGAAACCAACGAGGTGGAGCGCACGTTGCTGTTTATCGGTACGGGTACCAAAAATGTGGGTAAAACGCTGGCTGTTAATGCACAGAGTGACTTTAACGCACTACTGGGCGAGGGGAACAGCCCGTTAAAAAGCGATGTACTGGCGGCAATGGCGAACGCCGGCCAGAACTGGTGGGGATTTGTTCATGTACTGGCCGCAGACAGTGAGCCGGGCGCGTGGGTGGATGCCGTCAAAGCTGCACAGGTTTCCTGCTCGGTGGAAGGCGTGGTGCTGTCGGATGATGTGGCGGCAAAAGAACAGATTAACCAGGCGGCAACGCTGAGATCTGAACTGATTGCGCAATACGGGCGCTGGGTATGGTTCATCCTGGCCGTACAGGGTATGCAGGAGGATGAAGCCCAGGCGGATTATCTGAAACGTCTGTCCACCCTTCAGCAGGGTATTGCAGAGAAAGCGGTTCAGCTGGTTCCGCGTCTGTGGGGGAATGAACCGGGCGTGCTGGCCGGTCGCCTGTGTAACCGGGCGGTGACGGTTGCTGACAGTCCGGCGAGGGTGAAAACCGGGGCGTTGCTGAATCTGGGCAGCGATGAACTGCCGGAAGATGGCACCGGGAAAACACTGGAGCTGGCCACCCTTAAAGCGCTGGAAGCGCAGCGCTACAGCGTGCCGATGTGGTATCCGGATTATGACGGCTTTTACTGGGCTGACGGACGTACGCTGGATGTGGAAGGGGGTGATTATCAGTCCATTGAGACGCTACGTATTGTGGATAAGGCCGCCCGTCGTGTCCGCCTGCTGGCTATCGGTAAAATTGCCGATCGTTCGCTGAACAGTACGCCGGGCAGCATCGCGGCACACCAGACGTTGTTTGCCCGCCCACTGCGCGAAATGTCCACGGCGGCCAACATTAACGGTGTGTCGTTTCCGGGAGAGGTGAAGCCGCCGCAGGATGGAGATGTCTCTATTGTCTGGAAGAGCAAGAAGGCGGTGGATATTTACATTGTGGTACGCACGTATGAAGTGCCGCTGCAAATCACTATCAGCCTGTTACTGGATGCCAGTCTGGAGGCCGCAGCATGACCAAACGTATTTCAGGCATGTCATTTGATGCCTACATCGATGGTGAACTGATCCATATAGAAAAAATTTCGCTGGATATCACGGATAACAGCGCCGCCGCCCAGACCCGTGGTGTGCCGGACGGCCATGTTGATGGTGATGTGGCCGCAGAGGGAGAAATTGAAGTCAGTTCTAAAGTGCTTCAGGTACTGACAGCCAAAGCCCGCGCCGCAGGTTCGTGGCGAGGTATTGAACCGCTGGATTTTCTTTTCTACGCCAAAGCAGGCAGTGAAGAAGTGAAGGTCGAGACGTTCGGCAATAAATTGCAGTTAAGCAATCTGCTGGATATTGATCCAAAAGGCGGCAGCGTATCCACGCACAAAATTAAATACTTCGTGACCAGTCCGAAGTTCGTCAACATCAACGGGGTTCCGTATCTGGAAGCGGAAGCTACGGAAAATCTGATCGGGTAAGGGAAAGGGATGCAGGACTACGAAAAAGGGTTTATTGCGCTGGCAATTATGGGGGCGCTAATTGCCCTGGGCAAGATGCTGAACAGTGACGAGCCGATCACGGCCCGTCTGGTGCTGGGGCGTGTCATTGTGGGCAGCGCGTTATCAGTAGCAGCAGGGGTGGCGCTTTACTTCGTACCGGATATCCATCCGCTTGCGCTTGCCGGCATTGGTTCAGCGTTGGGGATTCTTGGCCTTAATGGTGTTGAAGCCTGGCTACGTAAGAAAGGGATCGGTTTTCTGGGGAAGGGGGCTGACAAATGACACTGAGTGAAAAACAGCAGCTGTTTACCGTTATGGTGGCAAATCTGATCCACTGGGCAGAAGAACACGGCTACCGGCTGACGTTCGGGGAGGCGTACCGCACGCCGGAACAGGCGGCGCTGAACGCGAAAAAGGGCAGCGGTATTACCAACAGTCTGCATACACGGCGTCTGGCAGTGGATTTTAACCTGTTTGTTAACGGCCAGTACCAGACCCGCACAGAGGATTACCTGCCGCTGGGCGAATACTGGGAGTCACTGGGCGGCAGCTGGGGCGGGCGCTTCAAATCCAGGCCGGACGGCAATCATTTCAGTCTGGAACATGACGGGGTTCGCTGATGGATCGTGTGGTGGCGGGCTGGCTTGTGACGGTTGTTCTGGCCTTCTGGGCAGGCTGGAAGGCGGCTAACTGGCAGCGTGACAGTATCGATCTGGCCATCAGCCGGTCAGCCAGCGCTACCGGGGAAACGCTGGCGAGCATGGCCAGTGAATCCGGGCGAAAACTGGAAGAACAACTGGAGGCTTTGAAAAATGCACCGCCGCGTGAAATTCGTACGGAGGTGGTTAAGCCGGTGTTTACTAACGTGTGCCTGTCTGACGACTTTGTCCGCATGTACAACGACGCCGCCGCCAGTACCGAACGTGCGTTATCAGGAAAACCTGAAAACTAAATGCGTCACGCAGCTGCCACGCCTGAAAGGGACTACGGGTAAAGATGCTGCGGAACTGTTGAATGCGTATCTTGAAATTTATGGTCAGTGCGCAGCACGCCATAATCAGTTAATAGATGAAATTAATCGTAGAGAGAGTCTTTTATATGGAAAAAATTAAACTGTGTGTCTGTGGGACTGATATTATTTTTGAACCAAATCAGACCGCCTATAATAAGTTTATTAATGAAATGGCAATGGACAATAAAGTGGCACCTGCGCATAACTACCTGACGCGTATTGTTGCAACGGAAAGCAAGGAAGCTTTAGCTGAAATATTAAAACGTCCGGGCGCTGCGCTTCAGCTTGTCAGTAAGGTTAATGATATTTACGCCCCTGAACTGGAAATTGTAGTAAAAAACTGACAAAGCGAGTCCGGGCAATTGAACAGAACGGACTCGAACAATATTTAATACTTCGCCGTCATTATTTACCACATGGTCAGGATTCCGTTGACGATATTGCTGCGGCTATCTGGCTGGATAACCGTCACTGGGAATATACAGGAATTGCTGTGGCCAATGGTGTGGCTAAAGCATTTAAAGGCACAGAATGAAACAGTTAGATTTTACATTAAGCCTGATTGATAAGTTGTCCCGCCCGTTAAAACAGGCACAGAGCAGCGTCACCGGCTTTGCGGAAAAATCAAAAGCGGCCTTTATGCAGATTGGCGGTGGTGTGCTGGCTTTAGCGGGTACAGGAATGGCCATACGGGGTGCGTTATCACCGGCAATTGAAATGTATGATGCGCTGAATGATGCAGCATCAAAAGGGATTGATGATCAGGCATTAAAAGCCGTACAGCGGGATGCGCTGCGCTTCAGTACAACTTATGGCGCCAGTGCGGTGGAATTTGTTCAGTCCACTGAAAGTATTAATTCCGCTATTGCCGGGCTGACCGGTAATGAACTGCCGAAAGTGACAAAAGTTGCTAATACCCTGGCGTTTGCCCTGAAATCCACCGCCGCAGAAACGGCGGAATTTATGGGGCAGATGTTTGGTAATTTTTCCGCCGATGCGGAGCGTCTGGGCAAGGTTCAGTTCGCTGAGCAGCTGGCCGGAAAAATGGTGTATATGCGCAAGGTCTTCGGTACCGAAATGGGCACTATCAAAGACCTGATGGAAGGGGCGCGGGGCGTCGGTACCAACTACGGCGTCGGACTGGATGAACAGCTGGCCGTACTGGGGCAGCTTAACCGCACGCTGGGAACGGAAGCCAGCAGCGCTTACGAAGGCTTTATGACGGGGGCAGTTGAAGGGGCAAAAAAACTGGGTCTGTCCTTTACGGATGCCACCGGCAAAATGCTGTCCATGCCTGAGATGCTGATTAAATTGCAGGGCAAATACGGCAAGAGCCTGGAAGGGAATCTGAAAGCCCAGGCGGAACTGGATGCGGCATTCGGTGACAGTTCGGCTGTGGTCAAACACCTTTACGGTAATGTGGCGCTTCTCCAGAGGAACATCACCGAACTGGGCGGATCTGACGGTCTGAAACGTACGCAGGAGATGGCCAGTAAACTGGTGAAACCGTGGGATCGGTTTGTACAAATCCTGAAAGCTATTCAGACCGTAATAGGGCTGACACTAATCCCGGTATTGTATCCGGTGCTGAATCGTCTGGCGGATATGGGACAGACATTTGCCAGATGGATGCAGCTATTTCCCAACATTGCCCGTGTTATCGGCTACGCCGCTATGGCGTTGCTGGGGTTTGCGGCAGTGGGCGCGGTTGCCAATATTGTGATGGGCGCTTCTAAGTTCATCATGGCAGGTTTACGCGGGATCTGGGTTGCCATGACCGCCGTCACGAAAGCATATACGGCAATGGTATGGTTGGCACAAATTGCTGTTATCGCCTGGAATGCGACGCTTAAATTTTTGCGCGGAGCGTTGCTGGCCGTTCGTATGGCGGCAATCATGGCCGGAATCGGTATTAATCTTATGAGCTGGCCGGTCTTGCTTGTGATCGGGGCGATAACGTTGCTTGCGGCGGGTTGCTGGTTGCTGATTAAACACTGGGACGATGTACAGGCGGCGGTGATGAATACGGCAGCGTTTACCGCTGTGGCTGGCGTTGTCGAATGGCTTGCCGGTGTGTTCTCGACGGCATGGCAATGGATTAAGGACGGCTGGAACGGCTTTATTAATCTGCTGACGGGATTTTCACCTTCACAGGCATTAAGCGGGATGGCCGGTGGTATTGTATCCATGTTTGATAATATCTGGCAGTCCGTTAAAGGTAGCTTCCTGAAATCATGGAACTGGATTGTAGAAAAGCTGAATAAAATACCCGGTGTCAATATTTCGCTGGCTAACGAGTCACCGTCGGCACTGACAACAAATACGCTTTCTACTGGTGGAGAATTAAAAGGTATTGATAAAGGTGGTATCAGTAAATCTGTCAGTAATAACTCAGGGGCTGTGACGGATAACAGCCGGAAAATTAATACTGTCAATATCTATCCAAAAGAAATGATAACGCCGGGGCAGTTAATGGAGTTTCAGGAGCTGGGCGTATGAATGAAATCCTGTATGTTGATTTATTAATTCAGGGAAATGACTTTGTCCTGAATACCGGTAATGAACCTGAATTATGTAATAACCGTAAAAGTATCGGGCAGGACATTATTCATTCCATTATTGAAAGCGGTCTGGCGACGGAATTAATCGCAGAGAGAAGCCCGACCATGCGGGCAGATATTTTTACCCGTATGGAATTACTGATTGAAGATGATGAGCGCATCGTTCCGGGGACGGTGGAAATCGGTGAAGAAAGCCGGACACGGTTGTGGATCACGGCCAGCACTTATGACTTCGGCGGAATATCGGTACAGGTGGATTTATGACGGAAAAGCCACAGGTTGACTTTGAAGAGGTGGTGAAAGCCAGCGGTATGCCGGTGACGGAAGAAGAGATTCGCGATCGCTTTAATGCCATTGCGACGGAGGAGGGAATTATCACGAATACCTCCCGTATGTCTCCGTTCTGGCGACTGGTCACGGCCATTGTAACCGCGCCGGTGATGTGGCTGAAGGAGGTTCTGATCTCCACCGTACTGGCCAATATGTTTGTGGCCACGGCCAGTGGAAGCATGTTACGGCTGCTGGCATGGGCGGTGAATATCACGCCGAAGCCCGCCAGCGCCGCACAGGGCGTTATCCGTTTTTACAAGGAGGACGCCAGCGCCGTGGTGACGGTGAAGGCCGGAACGGTGATACAGACAGAACGTATTAACGGCAGAGTGTATGAACTGGCCATCACGGAAGATGTGGTGATTGCCTCCGGTACCGCCAGCGCACTGCTGCCGGTAAAGGCAACGGGAACGGGCGGCGCATATAACCTTGCGCCGGGATATTACCGCATTCTGCCGGTGGCCGTGGACGGCATCAGCCATGTGGCCAGTGAAGAAAACTGGCTGACCGTACCGGGCGCGGATGAGGAAAGCGATGATGAACTGCGTGAGCGTTGCCGTAACCAGTTTAACCTGGTGGGCAACTACCACACGGACGCGGTGTACCGGTCGATGATTGCCGGTGTTGCCGGACTGAGCATTGACCGGATTTTCTTTGAGCACGAAGCACCGAGGGGGCCGGGGACGGCCAACGCCTATTTATTGCTGGACAGCGGCGTGGCTTCTGCGCCGTTTGTGGATGCCGTGAATGACTATATCAACACGCAGGGGCATCACGGCCACGGGGACGATATGCAGTGTTATGCCATGCCGGAAACCCTGCACGATCTGGCGGTCACTGTCTGGGTCAGGAACCTGAACAACATCAGTGATGATGAACAGAAGCGCCTGAAAGACGGTATTGAAAACCTGATCCGGTGCGCCTTCCGGGAAAATACGGACTATGACGTCAGAAGGACGTGGCCGTATTCACGGTTCTCCTTCTCGCAGTTGGGGCGCGAAATCCATAAAAATTTTCCGGTGACGGAATCGCTGAATTTCTCACTGGATGACATTGCCAGTGAGCTGAATGTGCCGCGCCTGAAATCGCTTGTGGTGAATATTGAGAATGAATGAGTTCATGAAAAAACTGGCCGGAATGGTACTTCCCTCCTGGATGGACAGGGGCGAGCCGCGAAAACTGCTGCAAACGGCGCGGCGATTCTGGGCGGAGGTGTACGGCTGGGTGACGTGGCCACTGAACCAGTTTGATCCGCTGACCTGTACACCGGCGTTACTTAACCTGCTGGCGTATGACCGGGACATTTCCCGCTTCGACGGGGAGCCGCTGGAGCTGTTCCGCAGGCGTGTGGCGTATGCCTTCGTGAATGCGCGTGACGCCGGTTCTGTTGAGGGATTTATCAGTATCTTTGAACGGCTGGGGATCGGGTACGTTGAACTGCTGGAGCGACAGCCGGGGATTGACTGGGATGTGATTCAGGTTCGCGTCACGGACAGCCAGATTGCGGATAACACGCAGCTGATGATCCAGATTATCCGGCAGTACGGGCGGACATGCCGCCGTTACCAGTTTGAAGTGATCACGTCCGAACGGCTGACTATACGGGCGGGATGGGATCAGGGGGAATATGTGGTTTATCCGGCAGCACTGAGCGGTACGGAAACCGGCAGCGCGACGTACAGCGCAGGGTTATAGGGGATTATATGTCACAGACAACAATTACACTGGCATTTGAACAGTGGAAAGCGCAGCAGGGAACCACGGGTGAGCCTGTTCTGCTGGATGAATTTGTATTCGCTAATGTGCCGGCACTTGACCCGGATCAGCCGGTTGACCGCAATGAAACCCTGCCACCGGCTGAACAGATTGTTCATCGGCAGGCCGTCAGCCGTAAGGGCGTGGTGAATGACAACGCTGTGGTGCATTCCGTCGTACTGGGGGCGGATGTGGGGGATTTTTCCTTTAACTGGATTGGTCTGATTAATAAGGCCAGCGGTACGCTGGCAATGATTGTTCATGCGCCATTACAGCAAAAACTTAAAACAGCTGAAGGGCAACAGGGGAATGTGCTTACGCGCTCGTTTCTGATGGAATATAACGGCGCACAGGCTGAAACCGGAATTAATACGCCTGCCGAGACCTGGCAGATTGACTTTACCGCGCGTATGGCCGGAATGGACGAGCGCCAGCGCCTGGAAAATATCGACATCTTCGGGGCGGCGGCGTTTTTTGGTGACGGCTATCTGGTCGGGAAAAGCGGGAATCAGTTTTATGTGACCAAAGGTACCGGCTATGTGGCTGGGCTGCGTACAACGCTTGCAGAAAACCTGAATATTACCGTGACAACCAGGCCGGTCAAAGTCTGGCTGGATGTATGCTGGACTGGAACACTTACCAGCGTGTGGGGTGTGCAGTCCCGTATTACGGTTGCTGACAACCTGGCGGATTATGTGCAGAACGGCGTACAGCATTATGTGTTTGCGGTGGCGGGTATTGATGAAAACGGCAATATTACGGATTTACGCCCGAAAGGGACGCTGAATGAGCAGCAGGCCAGCGATGCGCTGAGAAAACACGAACAATCCCGTAACCATCCGGACGCCACAACCCGCGAAAAAGGGTTTGTGCAGTTAAGCAGTGAAACAAACAGCGATTCGGAGACGCTAGCCGCAACGCCGAAAGCGCTTAAAGCGGCTATGGATAATGCGAACGGACGGCTGGCGAAAAACAGTAATGGCGGCGATATCCCTGACAAAAAACAATTTGCGAGAACCATCGGTGCCGTGACCTCTACCAACATCACATTTAATAATGCTTCTGGATGGTACAAAATCGCCACGGTTGTAATGCCGCAGGCTACATCAACTGCGGTGATTAAATTATATGGAGGGGCTGGGTTTAACGTTGGCTTATTTGAGCAGGCGGCAATCAGTGAATTAGTGCTGCGTGCCGGTAATGGTTCACCTGTTGGAATAACCGCCACGCTGTGGAGACGCTCGCCGACTTCTGCTAACGAGGTCGCATGGGTTAATACATCAGGCGACAATTACGATATTTATATTAATATCGGCCAGCATGCGTACTGGTTAATTGCGCAATATGATTACACCGGTAATTCAAATGTCACGCTGTACAGCATACCTGAATATTCATCAGTACAGCCGGGAAACTCAACCAGCGGTCAGACATATACGCTATTTAATAGTCTGATGAAACCAACTGCCGGTGATGTAGGTGCATTGCCGATTACAGGGGGACAGCTTAACGGTCCGCTGGGTATTGGTACTGACAATGCACTGGGCGGTAATTCGATTGTGCTCGGTGATAACGATACAGGGTTT